ATTTGATTTTGTTTTGTATCAGCCTTTAACATAATAAGAGCAAATTCAGGATCAAGCATTGCTTTTGTAAGTAATTTTTCTCCTACCTCTTGAGAAGTACCACCCCTTATTATATCTCCAAACCAATTACTAATTGCAAAAACACCCCTTCCTTTAACTATACCGTAAACTGATGCTAGAACTGTTTTTATTCTTTTTGAGTCTTGTTGTAATGGATTAGTGCTACTACCAGTAGTTGTTTGTATGTTAATTCTATCTAGCTCTGTAACTCTTTGTCTTACTCTATTTAAAGAGTCCATTTCAGATTTGTTAAAAATACCGCTTAAGACTTTTTGAAATTTTGGTTGGGTTAATAGTTTGTTTAATTTTGCTAGAGATGCTACTTGTATTTCTTCACCTGTAGAAGTTACTCCTTTGGTATTTATAACCCTGTTATAAATTTCATCTCTTAAACCAGCTTTAAGACCAAGTTGCGCTTCTGGATTTTTACTAATAATATTTTTTAGTTTAGCTAACTCTACTGTAGGGTTTTGACTTGATAGTATTTTACTTACAGCGTCTTCTGGTTGCGATTCTGTAAAGTATTTAAAAACAGACTTGTCTGCATCAGATTGTGTTTGTTTTAAATTATTTTTTGCTTTTACTACAGCTTTAGCAAGTCCAGTTGTTTTGTCTGCGCTTCCCTTAAGTGTAGTTCTAAGATTTACAATTTCTGATTTTAAAGATGGAAACTGATCTAATATTGAGTCATATCTTTTCATAAACTCATATATTTGTTTAGGTGCAACCTCTCCCTTACCCTTAAATGCTCTTTGTGCTAATTCACCAATCATAAATTCTCTAACTTGAGATTCCATTACTTCAGGGTTTTGTGCATTATTCATAATGCTTCTAAGTTGTTCAGCGCCCTCTGTTGGGCCTAATAAAAACTTCTGTGCTGTTTGTGTTTGTAGGCTTTTATTGCTAACAGTATCGTCCGCCCATTTACCACCAAGACCATCTTTAAACTTAGGTGCATAAATGTTTTTATAAAAATCATTAGCCTTAACTGCTGCTTCAGCCGCATCAGATGGTATTGTTGTAAATCCTTCGGGAACTATTTTTTGACCTTGATTAAAACTTGCCAAGTTCTCTGTATATTTATCAATTATTCCTCTGATTTTTTCTAAACTTTTTGCAGCTACCGCTGAGTCGTTTTTGTATGCTTGGTTAATAGAATCATTAACATTTGCTCTTAAATCTATTAATTCTTTGTAAGAGCTTTTATTACCTTTTGCCTGTGCTTCTATAGCATTATCTATAGCTTTAAATATCCCTCCACCATACGTTTGTACAGCGTCTGCTTCTGCTGTTTTTAATGGTGCTTTCGGTTTTCTTATAAAATCTGCTGCTTTTTTAAGAAGTGAAAGATCAACCTCTAAAGTACCATTTGGATCAATAGCATCATATAAGTCTTTTTTCTGTTTATTTAAAACAAGTAGTTCGTTTTGTAATTGATCGTCTAAAGTCCTAGATGCAGACTCTTGGCTAGACCTTGTTGAGTTATTGTATTTTGCAATTTGTGAATCAAGTTCACTCTTTGCAACTTCATAATTTTGTTCAGCTTTAAAAACATTCGATTCTGCTGTTCTTAAATTTGTCCTACTTGCTTCTGTTACTGCTGAAGCAGTATCAGTAATGTTACCAGTAGACGAACTTATATTTTTTGTTTCATCACCAATCGCACCAACATTTCTTATCATTCTTTCAACCATTTCTGGTCTGCTTGATATGGCTCTATCTGTAGCTATACCCATTGTATCTCCACTAGCCACTCCTGTGGTTGGATTATATCCAGGTATCTCACTTCTGTTTACTACATTCTCAAGTTCGGCTGTTGCTTTTTTAGGATCAAGAAAAACATTACCAGGAGTCTGTAACAGCTCTGGTATTTCTCTTTCTATATTTTTTTTAGTTGGTAATTTTGATCCTAAAAATCTAAATGGGGATAGAACCGCATCAACTGCTGGCCCTGCGGCTAAAACTTCACTACCTACTTTCAATCTTTGTGTAAGAGCATCATCAGTTGGTTGGACTGCTGTAGGGCCTCCTAAAAGGTTTCCTAGAGAAGTTGTCTCACCTGGAACTGAAACAGCAACATCTGAAGCTGCTGATCCCAATAAACCAGATGCATAATTAATTGCTTTAGGAGCATTAGCAAATTGCGCTGCTTTAAATGCAGTCATACCAGGAACTGCATATTGAATTACAGAACCAGCAGTATCTGTACCTGGTAAACCACCCTTGATCGTTGGTACTGTTTTTCTTATCGTGTCTGCTATACCAGCAGAACCTTCTGCACCAGGCAATCCTGTCTTTGCATATAAATCAAAAGGCAATGAACCAACACCTCTTGCAATGCCACTACCAGCTTTCATTATAGACTGCTCTAGTAACCCAGATGTCATGGGGTTGTAACCAAGATTAATAACATTCTGACCTTGGTCATCTTTTTGTATGTTTTGAATCCCTACAGAAGCTAATGCAAGGTCTTTAAAACTTGGCTTTTCATCAACAATCTCTTCAGGAACTTTAGGATCTGGATTGCTTTCATAATAACTTTTAAAAGCATCATCTATATCTTTTTCGGTTGGAGGTGTATCACCAGTAAGTTTTAATTTTGTCCCTGTTTCTGGATCAGTTATTATATAGCTTGGCATAATTATTAATTAATAACTTCAATTTGATATTTTCCAACTGAAGCTGGAGCATTGCTATAAGGACTTTTATACACGCCCAGTGATCCTCTTAATCTTTCAAAACGGTCTGTGTCAGTATCTAAAGGCAAGTTGTCAATTTCAAAATCCAAAGCACCAATAGCCTCACCATACATCCTTTCTGCCACATCTTTCAATACTGCTATTTTACCTTCAGCACCAGCGCCACCACTTACAATGAGTAAAGCATTTTCGTAATCTTTATCAGAAAGACCTCTTCCCTCTTGTCCTCTAGCTGCTGCAAATAGATATGCCAAATCTCTTATTCTTGATTGAGATATACCTGTGTTTACTGATACTTCTTTTAGTGTAGAAGAATAATCCCTTCCATCTTTGGAGGTAAATCCTTTTTCTTGCATAGTTTTATAATTTTCTCCAGAAAGTATGCTTCCAGTAGCGTCTATGTTTTGTATGACCTTGTCTATAAATTTAATACCACCACCGATTGCAAGAGCAGAATCTGGGTTTTCAGCAAACTGTTTTGACATGTTGTTTAAACTGCCAATTAAATTATTTGTTGCTTTAAATTGGCCCTTTAAAGTGGTATATATTGAGTCATCCTGTAAACCTTTTCCTCTGTCTGAAGGTGTTGGTAATTTATTTAAAAATAAATTATCTTTATTAAATAAATTTAATTCCTCTGGAGTTGGATTAACCACAGTCTTTATTCTCGTTCCGTTTGCATCTGTAACACTGTAGTATTCTAATTTTTCTGGGTTTTCATTTTGCAGAGTTTTTGATCTTATTTGACCTAGTGTTCTATTAGGATCGTTTTCTATCTCATTAATTCTTTGAGAATCTGCTTTGTTTACACTGCCAACAAGCTCACCTGTGGCATCATAAACTCCAAATCTTTCAACAGTGTTGTTAGCACCTGATTGACTAAAAACATTTTTTAAAGCTAATTCTGGAAATGCTAATGCTATTTCTTTTAATGAATTTGGTATAGAGTCTGAATTTTGTACTATATTTTGCAATTTAGCCTGTCTCTCTGCTCTTTCTTTTTGAGCATCAAACCCAGCTTGTCTTTGTGTAAAACCAGCAGTTGCATCTTTGCCCTGTAGTAAGTCACCTAAAGCCATAAACATATTTGCTTTCTTTTGTTTTTTTAATAAATCTTCGTTTGCTGTATTAGGGACTGCAACAGGATTGTTTGGTATATTTAATGAGCTAATAAGATTGTTTGTGTCTTGTATTTGATTTTCTAGTGCTACTGTTTTATTTAATAAACCAGCATTTTTAAAACCTTGCATTTGATCTGATGTAATTGCACCAGCTTGAGGCTTGTAACCACCTTGTAGCATTAACATATATTTTTGTAGCTCATTCATTATAAAGCTCCGTAGTTCACCATGTAGTAACCGCTATCATGCTTAGTTACTGCTTCTGGATTTTTCTCCATTACTTCTTGTGCTATCACCCCTGTTGTTGGACTATCAACATTTAATTCTTTGGCTATTTTATTCCAAGTCCAAGTATAAATGTTATGACCGTTTTCTGAGCCGATATGTTTTATATTATCTTTTAATCTTACATCTGACAGAAGAGACATACCATATAAACTAGCACCAGCACCCAATATGTCACCGAGTCCAGTTTTCTTTTGACTTGTTGTAGATTGATTAACTGGTATTCCAGATACCGTACCTGTAAGTGCAGCAAGTCTTTTATAAGGATCGTTTTCCTGTCTTAAGAACTCGTTAAAGTTAAAGTCATTTCCAGCTTGGTTAAGCATTTGTTGTTGATTGCCGATACCAGATAATAAACCAAAGTTTTGGTATTGATCTGCTAATTGATTGCCGAATAGACCAGCCTGGAATTGTCTGTTTTGCATGTCCCTACCAATGTCCTGACTTGCTAAACTAGTTGCTCTATCAAAACCTTGTAAGTTTAATTTTGATGCAATATCACCAGCTCTATCTGCAAAGTTTCTATTTGTTTCTGATTCAAGTAATGCTGAACGAGAACCACCAAAAGCACCTCTGCCTATTGCTGCATCTTGATCGCTTTGTAATTGTATTTGTCTTGCTCTATCAAGATCACCAAGTGTGTTATCTATTACTTGTTGTCTAAAAGGATTTTGATACGCTTCTAAATCTGCTGATAATAAACTTGGTGCATCTTGTGATGCTAAATTATTTAATTGTTGTCTTGGGTTGAACCCAAAAGATTCATCAAACATGCCTCTTGCTTGATCTTGGGCAAATAGTTGATCTGGTGTAAATCCAGCAACTCCTTGACCTGTGAATGGTGTAAAAGGTGTGTTAAATATTGATTTACCTTTACCGTATAAATCCTCAAACATTGCCATTTGTTTTGGATCAACTGCTGTACTTGAAGTAGTTTTGCCTTTACTCATAATTCTTTTCTAACCATGTATTCTTGTTCAAAGCCAAGAGGTTTAATTTTGCGAAGCCAGCCTTTTCTGCCTCCACCGTAAATTCTTTTGCATCCAAAGTGTTTTGCAAATTGTTCAAAGCTAGGTAACATTTCTTCTAGCTCTCTGTAGTCTCCTCCACAAAACAATAAATTTAAAACTTTAACTTGTGGGAATTCTACAATCTCGGTTATCATTACCGAGTTCTTTCCACCCCAGATGTGAAACACACCTTGTTGGATTTTTTCTTTAATATCACTTAAATTATACATATCTTGATGCTTTAATGCACGTTTAATATGATGCTCTAAACGATCAAACTCTATCTCCCAACGCTTTTTAGACTGTTGCTGTGGCGGAGATTGTTCCGTTGTCTGCGATACTAAGTTTATATTTTGTTCCATTTGGACTCACTAATACGAGTTCAGTAGCGTCTACACCACTAACCTCTATTCTTTCACCTTTCTTAAATGCTAACCCATCTCTGTACTCTATTTCAGAAATCAGATAGTTTTGATAATCTGTATCTAATACTGGCCCTGGTCTTCTTAATGCCTTTCGTGCCATTACCTACGACCTCTTTTTTTAACATCTAGTCGTATATTACCAACTTTAAATAATTGATCTGTGTCGCCTGTTACTTTCATCTTAACTTGTCTTGCTGTAAATCTTGCGTCTGTGTAACCATCAGCTTCAAAAGTAAAAGGCCCAAAATCTGTCTCTGCACCAAGTGGTGTAAATCTTCCTGTAAAACTTAATTCGACTCCAGGTAAGGTGTTTGCTTCTTCGTCTGGAATAATCTGATTACATTGTACATAGTTATCACCAACGCCTATCTCAATAGGCCCTGACGTTGCGTAGGGTACTGCTGAACCTATGTCCTCGGATTCAATTAGTGTTGTGCTGTCGTGTTGGTAAACAAAACCAGAACTGTTACATGCTGTTGGAAAATCCAATACGCCTTGGTCTAACCAACATCCCCTATCCATTGATCCAATACTCCATACGTTCTCTATATAGTTCCAGATAACATATTTGTTTGGTGTTAACTGATCTGTGCCAACAGGGAAGAAAAACCACATCTCATTAAAGTTAGAGTTGTGACCACCACATGATGTTTTTCTATATGGACTATTTATATTGTCATAAACAAAATCATGTACTTCGCATTTTATTTCTTTGACTGATCCATCAAATACAAAGAATGAGTTTTCACCCATCCAACATAAGAATGAATCAGCAGCTACAACTGTTCTTGGACTGATTGCTTTACAGTTAGTACCAGCGTCTTGTATGCCATAGATAAAAGGAGAACCTGTGTAATACATTCTAGCTACGCCAGTATCGGTAAAGATAATAACGTCTGTTTGCCATTTAACTGCACTTAGTACTCTACCACCTGTAGGTATTTGTAAATCACCAGCAGTATTAGTTGATGCCGCAGTCCATGTTGTTAATGTTTCTCTTGATGACCATTGTATCTTTCTTGGATCTCCACCTGCACCTAAAGCTACAACGTGTCTTTCGTTGGTAACTAATACACCAGCACAGTTAGTTGGCGCACCTGAAACGGGTACTGCTATTGTGCTAGGCGTGTTTGGATTCCATTGAAATATTCTTCCGTCTGATGGACAACAAAAAAGTAATATCTCGCCAAAGTTGTCAAAAGAAAAAGAGTTAGTGTTAAATAATAAACCAGATTGTGAACGTGCATCACCATAGTCTTCAACGTCATAGTGATATGCACCATATCCTAAAGGATCAAAAGATGCGTCTGTAACAAAACCTGATGGTGTGATGTCATACCAAGTATCGTTTATTAAGACATAAATTCTTTCTCTTGTTCCAACTACTAATACTTTTTTATCGCCATTGGTTATGTAGGAGAACATACCAGTAGGAGTACCAGTAAGAGCTGATGTGTTGAGTTTTGTCCATCCACCGATTGGTCTTAGGTATCCGTTTTCAAAACGTACTAAGTCACCGTCTGTCCATCTTCCTTTGTTGGCATAATCAGTACCGTTAGTGACAATGCCAGGTGGAGGAGTCACTTGTATTAATGGCATTTAATTCTCCAATGCTTCTAATCTAGTTGTTAGTTCTTGAACTGCTGCGACTAAAAGAGGAACAAGTTTGCTTTGGTCTATGCCTTGCATCTCTTCACCATCTTTTTCACCAACTACTGCTTCTGGAACTATGTCTTGTACTTCGTGAGCTATAAATCCATCTACTGTTGTTTCTGCATCAGTTATAAAATTAAATCTTTTAGGCTCTAATTGTTTTAATCTATCAACCGCACCTGTTAAGTTAATAACATTTTCTTTTAATCTGTAATCTGATGATGTGGAGTAGGTTGTTGAGCTTGCACCAACCTGAATGCTCCCTACTGCTGTTCCATTTTTTGAAAACTCAACTATAGAGCCATTGCTTGTTTTTCTATTAAGATATAAAACATTTCCTGCACTTTTTGTTATAGCAAATCCGTGGTCTGCATATATGGTCGTTCCTTCAGTATCTCTATCATTAACACTTTTATTAATATTTATATCGCCATTGCTTTTAAAAATCATTCTCTCATTACTTCCATTAGTACTAAATCGCATGGAGTTATCTGAGTGCTGGTATTTTATTGTTCCATTAACAAAACCGTTGGAGCTAGAGAAATAAATATTTCCTGAGTTTGAACTTGGGTTTAACAACATAATACCTGTATTACTATCGTTCTCTATTACAAGCTGTGTATTTGATTGTATCGTTGATATTACTCCAGCACTACCAGTCTTAAGATGTAAGCCTGTTCCTAAGTCTTTGTTTGATAGTCCAGATGTTGCAAAGTAATTACTTACTGTAACTGGCGGAGTACCAAATCCTAGAGTTACAACATTATTGGTTACGTTTGTAGCAATTAAGGCTGTACCATTAGATGTGTTTGTAGTGTCGGGTAACACCAATGTTATGTTTGTATCGTTTAAATCTGCTGGCGCTTTTAGTCCAATTGAGTAACCACTTG